TCACACACCCCCAACTAAATGATTCTTCTCAATATGAGTCGCAATGAGAGTGTTGATATTTCGATGATCATTGCGATCTGTGAAGTCGCTGTATTCATGACCGCCGATGGAAGTAATGCGGTCAATTGCCAAGTTGGTGATTTCAATCACTTCATGTTCTGAGCCGATAACGCCGTAGTTTTCTTCGCGTGCAGTGAAATCAAAGCTTGTATAGATATAGAAGCCATCCAGTTTGATTACCGCTTCACCTGAGCTTTTGTCGTTATCGACTTTGATTGCTGAAACACCATATTCACTTGGTTTGGAAGATGGATATGTTGCAACGGGTGCAGGTTTTTCAGAAACTAGGGCGTATGCGCCTGTTAGACCGAATAACATCGCAGAACCAAGCGCTATATGCTTCATACGAAACTGGAAGCTTGGTCTATTGTGATTCAATGTGTTTTGTTCCATAATGAACTCCATCGTTAAAAAGCCCCTACGCCGTCCAAAGTGAAGGGGCTTTTTGTTGTCTTGATGAAAGCCATTATTCACTAATGAATAGATTAATGCAATAGTAAATTATGCATTATTGAATTATTTTTTTATTACTGTTTTAATAGACAAAAGAAAACCCAACACTGGGTCGGGTTGGATGGAGTTTTTTATTCTAAATTGCTAAAAATCTACTGAGCGGTTGTACTTTTGCATATTCAGAAAGGATTGTTTGCTCGGTTTTATATTTATCACTTTCCAGATCATCAATGATGATATTGAACTGCACATCTTGATTGAGGTGTTTTGTGTCAATCATCTTTCTAAGTTGAGTATTTGTTTTGTTCTTATCTGCCTGCATGTAATCAATAAAGGTGTTCAAGTGAGAAAAGTTGAATTTATATTTCTCACCTGATCTACCCACCAACTTTGGGCTTACCTCAATTGAATTAAACCTGCGTTCAAGTGCAATCCTGATTGAATCGAGAATTTCATCAATAGCTCTATGGGATTTAGACTTATACTGAAAACAGATGAGTTTATTCAGCACTTCTGTATATTCCAAAACAGTAAAATCAAGCCGTTCAATACTTGCCTCAGCCATCATGCAACCAGATTTGACAAACACAGATGTGTCTTTGCTAAACTGCTTTACCTTTTCAATTGCATCAAAATCAATAGCACTTACGGATTCATCAAAATGACGAATATTTAAACCATAATCATTAAGAATAATCTCATCACGAGTACCTTTGTGGGCATAAACAATAGCAGGAGATCCGTTAGGAAAAACTAAAGGCAAGGTAAACCCACAAGAATTATCACGATCAGATATCTTCTGCATAAAGGCATTCAAGACTGTATCAGAAAGAAGCGAAATCATAATAGTAACTCCCCCGCAAGAGGTGCCATTATATCACTCGAATCAATTCGTAAATTAATGTTTTTTGCAAATAGATTAAACCACATTTCCCATTCCTCAATTTCATAATCAAATGGAACACGGTAGGCATCAGACAAGCAATGTGCGTGTGGGCCATAAAAAACTTGCTTACTTTTCTTGTCTACATGAGAGCGCTGATGTTTTGGGTAGACGCACAAATCATAAATCCATTCCAATCGTCCATTCACATTTTTAATTAATCCAAAACTGTGCTTCATGGTATCTGGAGCAATATTTGTTCTTAAATATAAACTTAAACCCACAATGTTCTCATGGGTCTCACAATGATAAACTGGTGCACCAGAAAACTGATAAAGAGATATCTTTCTTAAATCTCTAGCCATTACTATGGGCATGTCAAAATACTTGGGAGAATCTAGAATCTCCTGACCATGTTCGTTGCAAATAAAGTTTCTATTGCCGCCCATTCAATATCCTTCCCGCCAATGTTGTACCAGGTTTAGCTTTATGCGTTTGAATACTTCTCTAAAAACTCATCGATCCAGCCTTGCGCCGCCTCAAGATTTGTTATGTCAGCCAACTTTAGATTAGTACCTTCAGCTTCATTAAATCCCTCAATGATGGCTTCAAAGATGTTTGCTTCAGCTATGACTTCACGTGCCATTTCTGCCGCATCATAACTTTGCTTGTTCTTTTTAAGGCCTGCGATTTGCTTATCAATCGCTTCACCTATTTTTGTTAATGCCGCTTTAAATTCTTGTTTATTAATAGATAAGGCGGTTTTTGACTTGTTGAGTGTTGCTATCATTTAGTTTTCCTTTTTAAATTTTTTTAAATATTAAAATGACCCTTGATTACAGTCTTACAAAAGCCGACTCAAGACGACCAACGAAATTAATTCCATTAAGTTGTTCATTGGTAATGAATTCATCTGGATATCTGACCTTATCAGGGTTGTCACTCGATAGTCGAACAGTTCTTTCACCTGCGTAGCTAATAAAAATCCTTTTCATGCGTAGTTCGTTGTTGTGGGTAAAAACATAGACTTGACCATTTTTAATAAAGCTAGGGTCTCTATCAGAAATATCAATGAATAGAGGGCTATCTGGTGCTACAGTTGGCCACATACTATATTCATCCGAATATATTATTTTTAAGTTTTCAGGTTTTGCTTTTATGCCCAACAACTTAAAAAAATCAGAACTAATTTCAAGGTAATCACTGACATCTTCAAGAAAATTTTCAATACCATCACCGCATGAAGCGCGTATATCTCGATACACGGGTATTTTTATTGGAGATGTTTTTTCTTCAGAAACTCTAAAAGATACTGGTGAAATTTTTAATCCTATAGAGTCGTTATTGTCAAAACCATCATTACGCAAATCTTTAGTCAGAAGGTCTCCAACTGGCACACCAGACCACTCAGAAATAGCACGCAAAGTGCTTTGTCTGGGATTTTCGGTCAAGCCATTCTGAATACGAAAAATAGTGGATTGAGGAATGCCATGTTTCTCATCCAATTCATTCGGATTGGTTTTAAATTTTTCTAATAAGTAATCAATGTTTGACTTCAAGAACATAACTAAAAACCCATAAAGATCTAAATGTGATTTTATTCAAAAATGAATATTAATGCATAAATATTTCATTAGTGAATTGACACCTATTCACTAATGAATAATAATGATTCAAAAGGAGGATGCTCATGCAAAACGACCCAACTATTCGAGAAATGTTGCAAGCGTTGAATCAAAATTTAACTCAATTGCAAATTTCAGAACTCACTGGAATCCCACAAAGCTCAGTTTCAAAAATCCTTCGTGGTGAGATTGTTGAAGTCACATATACACGTGGTTTAAAGATTTTGAAGCTATTTCAACAGCACCCTTGTGTGTAATTTGATTATTGAATATTAGCTCAAAAAAATAAATGTGAAAGAAAACAAGGATTTCACAATGAATGAACTGAAATTAAGTAAAGAGGCACAAACAGCGCTTTTCCAGATGATTAACAACTCGGAAAACTGCGGGCCGAAAGATATTGCTATGGCAATCGGTGATTCACACAACATGGTTTGCAACTACGCAAATCAGAATATGCCGAATCATTTGCCGAATATTCGCAAGCTCGAAGCAATGATGATGTATACGCGCAATCCAGCACTCATAAAAGTTTGGGCGCATCAAATGGGTTTTGCGCTAGTTCCAGTGGACTGTGATAGCAGCAAGCATCATGAATTATCAATTTTTGAAGCAATGATGTTGCACAACATTAAGTGTGGAAAAGCTAACAAAGTCGTTTTTGATGCCTATGAAGATGGAGTTGTCACACCACAGGAGTATGAGGAAATTCATCAAATCTCGAACAACTTAATCGAATTAATTAAAGCTGTTGACAGTGCTGCACATAAACATATGCAGAAATATTTATCGGCTGCACAAATAGAAAAAGCCTGATCTCTTACATCAGGCTTTAGGCGTTCATCAATTTAGGAACCAAAGAACATGGTTAATTTAACAGAACAGCAAAACGAAGACAATCGGGAATTTTTAGTCGGCGATGTGGTTGTAATGGTTGAGGAAGATGACTACGACAATCTGTTTGAAATTGTTGGAAGATCAAAAAGACTGTTTCACCTTAAAGGTATCGACTCATTGTTTTATGGTCGTTTGAATTTTCAAATCCGTCACGCAAAAGTCGCAGAACTCAACGCCAAACGCCGTCTTACAGATGCTGAAATGGCATTAGGGGAGGTTTCATGAATTCTAAATTTCAAAACCAACCTGATTTTAAGCAGGTTCAACAAGTCCAGTCTTTTCATGAGCCTGCATTGCGTTTGTTGGGTCAACTGTATGAGCGCAATCAAGAAAACCTGCGTAGCAAAGGCTATGACGAAAACAATGCAGCGATTACCAAAAATGAGTTGTCAGAAGTCATGGCGCGTCAATTTCGCATAACGCAATGGTTAGCGAGTCAGATTGTTACTAGTTTGATTAATTCTGGATTAGTTGAGGCATTTGGTGGGTATGTGAAGCCTAAGGTGGGTGTGGCATGACAAAACAAGCACCTCAATCTAAAGCACCCAAAGAATATCAAATCCCTTTATTAGCACCTGTGCGTATTTACACAGCCAAAGAACTGGCTGCTATGCCTCTCTCAGTAATGAACGCTTGTATCGAAGCACAAGAAAAGTTCGCCATGCTTGAGCAAGCAACTCAAATGGGGGGGGGTAGCAATAAAAGTCAGAAGATTAATGGAAGAAGGCTTTCCATTAATTCGGGTCATCGAAAAATCCAGAACGCGCTACAAAATTGCTGGCGAATATTATCCGCCAAGGATTATTCGACAGTTGGAAAAGCGTGGTTTGGTCAAGTTGGGAGTCAATTCGCATGAGCAATAAAATAGTAAATGAGATACGCCGACTCCCAATCGATAGCACACCCAAAATGCTTCTTTGGGTGATTTCTGACATTGCGGATGATGACGGTAATACAACTTGGTACGCACCTAGATCGCGCTTGATGGAAGAAACTGGATACAGCAATAAGACAATTGCTGTATGCATTACATACCTAAAAGAGTGTGGGGTTTTACAGGTGATTGGTGGCAATGGTCATCAAAATCAATACATCGTTACGCCTGAAAGCTTTAATGCAGATGTGAAATATCAGCCTAAAAAAGAATCAAAACCAGTGAGCGAGGTTCACCAGTGTGCAGGGTTCACCAGTGAACTAGGTTCACCACTACCAGTGAACCTCACGGAAAAACCAGTGAACTTGGCGCAAAAACCAGTGAGCGAGGTTCACACTATCCCTCATATCCATCAATATCCCTCTGTATATCCATCATTAGGCGATTCAGAGAATCTGCCAACTGATCAACCTAAGGCGAAACGAGTTACTAAAAAACAGGCGGGTATTAATCGACTGATTGAACTTGGTTGTGAAGAAAAATATGCACACGACTGGATGGTGGCACGAAAAGGAGCACAACTCACAGATTCAATTCTTGAAAATCTATCTGAACAGGCACGAAAGGCAAACATCACCATCGCACAAGCTGTTGAGTGGTCAGCCAAGAAGGGGTATCAAGGATTTAAAGCGGATTGGTATCTGAAAGACCAAAACCGTGATAACGCGCCGTTGAATACACAATCCAAGTCGAACAATCTTAACGCAAATTACTGGGCCAAATTCGCGCAGTACGAACAACCGCGAGAACCTGACCACTGGTTTGACGAATCGATTGATGTCACACCAAAAAAGACGAATTGGATTGAGGGGGTAGGTCATGCGTGAGATTGCCCGGGTAGAAACCATGCCGTTTGAAAAACAATTGATTTTGATTTTGCAAACGATGTACGCACAGCAATTCGCAAAGCACTTCCATGATAAACCAATGGAACTTGTTGAAACCATTATTCGTGGGGCTTTGGTTGGTGTTGACCAAGAGGGATTTAGCAATGGTATTGCACGCTTGCTTTCAGGTCAGTCTAAGTTCATGCCTCAGATCCAAGAGTTTAAATCCTGGTGTGTATCAGGAACTTGGACCGCAGTCGAAGCTTGGTACCACGTTTGCGAATGGTCTAAAAACTCAGATCACAAAATTACAGTGATGGCTAAGCAATGCTGGGATGAGATCTATCACATCGTTGTCGAAGGAAGCATGCGAGAAGCGAAAAGCCAATTCATCAACCTGTATGAAGAAAGACTGACACGGGCGAATTTGCAGGGAGTGAGACAGGAGATACACACACCACCAGTGGCCATCCCTGTTAAGACTTTTCATATGCCTTACAAGGCTGATAACAAGAATTTGGATCAGGAAAAGCTTGCAACGATGAAGAGCCTTGCACAGCAGTATCAATCCAAAGGCATGTCGGTGGTTGCTGCGTTCAATCAGGCGTCTATTGATCTGACAGGTAAGAGCATGATGGGAGGTGGGGCATGAACTCAATGGCAAAACTGGGATTGTTTGGAAATGCAGAAAACCGAACTGATGTTTGGGCAACTCCTCAAAACTTATTTGATGCTTTGAATGAAGTTTTCAAATTTGATCTTGATGTTTGTGCTTTACCAGAAAATGCAAAGTGCAGTCGATTTTTCACCCCAGAAGTTGATGGATTATCACAGGATTGGGTAGGCACATGCTGGATGAATCCGCCATATGGGCGTGAGATTAGCCAGTGGATTGATAAGGCGGTACAGACAGCGAATGCAGGTCACACAGTTGTTGGTCTTCTTCCGGCTCGAACAGATGTTGCTTGGTGGCAGGACAATGTGATGGGACGTGAAATTCACTACATAAGAGGTCGCCTCAAATTTGGGGGATGCAAACATAATGCGCCTTTTGGCTGCGCTGTAGTTGTATTTCGCCATAGTTTAAATGATGTGAGCTGGGAAGGTGCGGCATGAAAACCGGACGACAAGAAACTGCTCAGATGTTCGATAGACGTTTTGCGATTGTGATCTACGCCGCGAATCAGAAAAACACTTTTCGCACACGCGATATTTCAGAAACTGTTGTGCAGTGCTCAACGGGTGCAGCACGTCGATATTTGTTAGATCTGGTGGAGTTGGGATACATCGAGCGCGTGACGATTTATGAATACAAAGCTACTCAGATGCTGAAAAAGTTGTTCAATATTAAAGGCGGTGAAGTATGAATCCGTTCAAGATTGGTGATTTGATTGTTTATAAAGAATTCTACATAAAAAATTTGCTCAAAATTGACTTGATCATTAACGAGAAAACTGTCGGATATCGCGGTGCTAAGCGAGATTTTATGGGCTTTGAGGGTTGTGCTGAAATCAAGGAGGTTCGACTAGCAAGCAAATCGGAAATTAAAAATGGATGTAGGGCATGACATCGATAAGCCTTGCTGAGTACCGCTCAAAATTTCCAATTAAGAAGGGGAAAAAGCGCCGTTCAGTCAAAGGCCAAAGGGTACAAAGCGAAGGTGAGGTAACGCTGGCAAGAGATTTAAAGGCTTTAAAAATAGCGTTTGAACAAGAATATAAGTTTCATCCTGAACGAAATTGGCGGGCTGATTTCCTCATAACGGGCACAAGAATATTAGTTGAGGTTGAGGGCGGGATTTGGAGCGGTGGACGACATACAAGAGGTAAAGGCTTTACTGCTGATTGTGAGAAGTATGCAGAAGCCACTTTACTTGGATACATCGTCGTTAGATTCACATCTAGTCAGGTTAAAAGCGGTTACGCAATACAAGCTATTGAGAGGTTGATTCGATGAGTATTGAAGATAGATTTTGGAAATTTGTTGATAAGACTTCTGATTGTTGGAATTGGAACGGTGCTATAGCCAAAAACGGCTATGGAGTTTTTAACTCTGGAAAAACAACCTATGCACACCGAATGGCTTATGAGTTGTCAGGTTTTAAATTAATTGACGGATTGGTTTTAGATCATCTATGTCGCAATAGAAGATGTGTCAATCCTTCGCATATTGAGCAGGTCACACGTGGTGAGAACGCCAGAAGAGGTATCTATCTGGGTGGTTTATGCAGGAAAGGACACAAAAAATCGTACTCTGCGGCTGGTAATGACTCTTGTCGAGAGTGTCAAAGAATACGAAGAGCTGAAAAGCGCAAAGCAAAAGCAGAAGGATCTGGAAATTAATTTAAAGATTTTACGGTTCGATACACAACAAGTGAAAAGCGGTTTGGCGATTAAGCAGATTGAAAATTTGGTAAATGGTAAATAAAGAAGGCGAATTATGTTGATTGAAAAGTTTGATTTTTTAGAGTTCTTGCGCCTTGCTATAGCTCAAAGTGAGGGGAAGGGGAAAATTACAAAACACATCGTGTTAGGGGAAATTGCATTGATGCCAGCCGGCGCCAAAAAATGGGCTGAATTGCTAATTGACCGTGTTGACTTTGAACGTATCGCATTGGTTACGGAATCAAAGAAAATTTATGAAACTACAATAATTGACGGTGTAGAGCGTAAAAAGCGTATTGAAGATATACCAGGTAAAGTCGAGTTTAAAAAAGGCGAAATCAATAATGCAGATTTTTTCCGTGTGCGTAATGTCTTGGCAGGAAAGATCCATAAGGAAATGATTAAGAAAAACTTTAAGCCAAATAACTGCCAAGGCGACTTAACCAATATAGCCAAAGGTATAGCTGAAGTGGTTTTACGTGGTCGTTTATTTACTAAAGCAATGTGTAGCCATTGCCAAGGCCTTGGAAAGCTTGAATTGTTTAATGCTAAAGGTTATCCAGAAGGTGCGAAGTTCTGTGATAAATGCGGAGGTACAGGAAAGCGACCTTACACCTTGCATGAAAAAATTACGATTGCAGATCTTAAAGTTTCGAAGTCTGGTTACTCAGAACGCTATGAACCTTATGAGCTTATAGCTGAGGGATGTATTGAGAATTGGGAAAACAGCATAAGAAACAGTCTTGCACGATCATTTCATTTTGAGCCAAACGAAGTTGTTTTAGCTTGACATAGACAGAACGCTTAAGTATAAGTATTTCTAAAATGGGCGTTTTGTTAATTGAATGCCCCAAAGATAAATTAAAGCTCATCTAACCGATGGGCTTTTTTGTTGCCTCAACCCTTGGCATTAGGCTTATTACCTAGCACATCATAGGGGCGTAAAGGGTTAGACAGGGATTCATTATCCTTAATCACTCATTCGCTTGTATGTGGTCGATCACAAGCAAAAAAACGAGAGCCACTTATCAGGCTTTCATACCAAAATTGATAAGCGCTTTATTTGGTCAGTAAAGTGAGTAGAAGGGTGCGAAGTTGATGTTTAAACACTACCCTTGGATTGACCACCTAAAGACGTGCGTATTTACGGTGTGGATTGGCGACCCCTTAACACATACAGTAGCCTTCAACTACTCGGTACTACTCAACCCAGCTATTCACTTTTAAATAGCTGGGTTGTTTCACTTAATCGGCTGATGTTGCTTCGAATCCAGCCAGAACCACCAGTTTCACTCTAGCCGAACGGATTACGGCAAATGAAACCCCGCTAAATATCGATTATTGGCGGGGTTTTTCTTTCTTTATTTTTAATGACGGGGTGCCTATGGATATTCTCGAAGCGAAAAAGAATTTAAAAAAGCTGCATGAAGATAAAGAGAAAATCGAAAGCTTGAATCATTTGAATGCGCCAATCGCATTTAAATTTGAGTGCGATAAGCGCATTCGGCAGATCGATGGGAACATTGAGACAATCAAACAGAACATTAAGCGCTATGGACGTTGATGCATATAAGCGAGCTACAAACAAAAAGCCGTATAAGCCAAAGCCAAGAACCAGACCTTTACCTAAGGCTAAAATTAGCTATGAGGAAGCCGAAGAAGACTTTGAAAAAGCCTTGAACATACTCGGCATCAAGTACGAGAAGAAATTTCAGTTCTTGTCTACAAAGCATTGGCGGTTTGATTTTCATCTTATTGAACACAGGATTTTAGTGGAAATATCTGGCGGTCCATGGTCAGGTGGACGTGGTGGAAAACTTGCAACAAAAGCTTGGAGCATGGAGCGTTACGATCGCGCTTATGAATTGGGTTATACAGTTGTTCGTATAGAATCGGCCAATAAATACAAGATTGATGATTCCGGACCATTACAGATCGAATCAAACTTCGCCGTTTCATGGCTTAAAAGGTTAAAGGGGCAAACATTCAATGGACCAATACAGACCATTTCCCCAGACTGACTTTATCGACCAAGCTGAAGAAGAGGAAGCAATTCGCATCATTGCTGCGCCAGAATTAAAAGAATGGGTGATTGCAAACTTTTTGACATTGGGCGGAGAGCTGCACAACCCGGATCATGATCATATAGCCGAGCTACTTCATGATGACGAAACGTTTCTAGCATTTGCATGGGCATCATCTGCATTTACTCGTGCAAAGCGCATGGTGTTGGGGCAATGTGAAAAGGTGATGTTTAATCAAGGTGGTTGGAAAAAAGCACGTCAAGAACAACAGATGCGGGATTGGTTTGGCTTTGTACCTATTTATCTCATTACCATTGATGCCAGTTTCTGCGAGCAGGCGAGTGATCGAGAGTTTTGTGCTCTGATTGAACATGAGCTCTATCATATTGGCGTTGAGCGTGATGGAGACGGTGAGATCATATACAGTGACCACACTGGTCTGCCGAAGCATTATTTGGCTGGGCACGATGTTGAGGAGTTTGTGGGCGTAGTCAAACGATGGGGTGCGAGTGATGACATTAAGCGTCTGGTCGAAGTCGCGAAGCAAGCGCCGTTTGTATCAGAAAAGAATATAGCTGCGTGTTGTGGGACGTGTTTGATTAAGTAGAGCCTCAGGGTTCTTTTTTTGACTATTTACGTTGACGTACGTTGACAGGTGGATATTTATGGCAGCCCTCAGAAAAGAGGTGAAACTCTTTATTGTACGGTCACTTGCTGTATTTAATACACCAGAAGAAACAGCAAGGCTCGTCAACGAAGAATACAAGGATTTAAATGTCTCACGGCAACAGTGCGAAAGATATGATCCAACAAAAAGAGCAGGGCAAGATCTAAGCCAAGAGCTTAGAAAAGAGTTTGAAATTACACGGTCAGAATTTTTAGCAAAACCCAATAATATACCGATTGCTAATTTATCAGTTCGATTACAACGGCTAGAAAACCAATACCAGAAGCACAGTAAAAACAGGGTAGCCGCTTTAAATATTTTGCGGCAAGCGGCAGAGGATGTAGGCGGGAAGTATACAAACAAAACCGAAGTAACAGGTAAAGATGGCGCGCCATTGCAAACGACCGTGGTTCAAGCTACACCCGAACAAGTTGAGGCTGCTGTAAGGAAAGCGCAAGAGGAGTACTAATGGATGTTCAAACGCACGTAGAAAAAAAGATGTGCGAGGACGATCATTTATTCTTTACTCGTCGCTTCTTTAAACCGCGAATGGGCTTTAAATTCATGGTTAATTGGCATCATGTGTATGTGGCATGGCTAATTGATGAAGTAGTAAAAGGCAATATCGCCAATTTAGTTATTAACGTCCCACCTGGTGCGGGTAAAACTGAATTAACAACAAATTTGATTTCAAGAGGAATTGGGCTTAACCCGCGCTCAAGATTTTTGTATTTATCTTACTCACAATCACTGGTTGAGGATGTATCTGCAACAGCGCGAAATATCGTAAAGTCTGATGAATTTCAGCAAATGTGGTCTACGTCTATCTCCACTAGCACTGATGCAAAGGCGAGTTGGAAAACCACAATTGACGGATACGAGGCGGGGCATATCTATGCTGCATCAATGGGTGGTCAGGTTACTGGTCGCCGTGCAGGTACATTGGCAGATAGTGGATTTACGGGTTGCATCATTCTGGATGATCCACTTAAACCAGAGGATGCTTTTAGTAAACCCGCGAGAGATAAAGCTAATCGTAAAATTCTAAACACGGTCAATTCACGTAAAGCAAAATCTGACACACCTATCATCATGATTATGCAACGGCTTCACTCGGAAGATCCGACTAACTTTGTGATGTCAGGTAATGTGCCGGGTGAATGGGAGCAAGTTTCTATTCCCGCTTTGATTGATGATGATTACATTGCAACATTGCCTGAGCATATTCAAAAACTTGTGCCAATTGGTGTAGAGCGCGATGATAAAGGTCGTCAAAGCTATTGGCCGCTAAAAGAATCTCTTACTTCGCTACTTCAATTGGAGAAGGGTGGTAAGGATAAAAGTGGTGCAGTGGTATCGCGCTATACATTCAGCAGTCAGTATCAACAGAAACCTAAGAAATTAGGCGGCGACTTAATTAAGGCTGAATGGTTTGGTTATTACGATGAATTGCCACCACTTCAATGGCGTGCAATCTATGTTGATACGGCTCAAAAAATTAAAGAGCATAATGACTTTACTGTGTTTTTATTGGTTGGTTTTGGTGTGGATGGGAAACTCTATTTAATTGATTTGTTGCGTGGGAAATGGGAAGCACCCGAAATGAATCGGCAGGCAAAAGATTTCATTGATAAGCATAAAGAATACACCTATGAAACTCGTCCGATCCGCTGGATGAAGGTGGAAGATAAAGCTCATGGTACTCAGCTAATCCAGAATCTTGGTACTTATGCAGGTGTTCCAGTTATTCCAGTTCAGCGCGGTACGGATAAACTGACTCGATTTATGGATGTGCAGGTTCCGCTTGAAAATGACTATGAAAATAAGCCTGAAGATCGCTTTGTCATGCTGCCAATGAATGCATCTTGGGTATCCAAGTTCACAGAGGAATGTGAAGAATTCACTGCGGCTATGACACACGATCATGATGACCAAGTTGATACTTTGATTGATGCGATTGAAGAGGCAACGGTCATGCAGAACTATCAAGAACCAATGACAGGTTAAAATATGGCTAAGAAAGATAAAGCTAAGAATGCAAATAACCCCAAATTAACAGGGGGTTATTTGCATTCACAACAAGCTGAAATGGCGTTCATGAATTTCTTAACCAAAATGCCAGATATGGATGAGGTTTTAAGAAAGGCAGGTGTAACTCGTCATCGTCTAAGTGTTTTAATGTATGATGATGAAATTTATCAATGTGTAGAAAAGCGCCAAGATAAACTTGAATCAGCCCCTTTTAAACTTGAACCAAGTGAGGGCTTGCCAGCGCAAATTTTGACAAGTGAGTTAAAGAAGTGGTGGTCTGAATTGAGTCTTGGGACTCAGGATGCGCGTTGGTATGGATATTCTGTGTTAGAGGCAGTTTACACAAAACCTGAGCAACTGTCTTTATTTATTGAGGGTCCTAACATCACCCCATTTATTGGTTGGCAATGGATTGGTAAAAAACCAATGCAGTGGTTTGAGCCAAAAAATGATGGTCGATTGATGTTGCTTCAAATGTATAACAATCAGCATCGTGATATTGAGTGCGACCAGCAGTTCAAGCACTTTCTAACACAATGCAAGCCAAGCTATGAAAATCCATATGGGGAAGCACTGTTTAGCCGTCTGTATTGGTTGTGGTTCTTTAAAAATGGCACGACGAAGTTTTGGGCTAAATTCGTTGAGCGTTTTGGAAATCCTTTATTGAAAGGAAAATCTAAAAATGTAGAAGCTATGCTTAAAGCACTTTTGAATGCCCATGCAAGCTCGGTACTTTCACTTAATCCTGATGAAGATGTAGATATTATTACTGCATCATCAAACGGAAATGGTGGATCAGCTGCGTTTGAATCTTTTGACAAGAAGATTGAGAGAAGTATCCAAAAGGTCATTTTAGGGCAAACGCTTACCAGTGGTACGGATAATTCTGGTAGTCGTGCATTGGGAGAGGTTCATCTTGAAGTGCAGAATAACAAGGTGAATGCTGATATCCGAATGATTACATCAACCATTCAAGCAATCATTGATGCGTTATGTGCATTGAATGGATGGGATCGGCACATCATTACCATAGGCGATGAACAGTCGCTTAATGCTGATAAAGCTGATCGTGATGTGAAATTAAAGAACGCGGGTGCCAACCTTAGTTCTCAGTATTTCAAACGTGAATATGGCTTACAGGACGGTGATGTTGCTGAATTGCAGCAAAGCCTACCAGCGCAGCAATTTAAGGCATTACCAAACCGAGTATTTTCGTTCGCTGCGGATATGAAAAAGCTGAGTGCTGAACAGCAAGATGTTGAGGAATTAACTGATGCTCAGAAATTAAGATTACTTGATCAAAAGCAAGTAAATGATTTGCTTCAAATGTCTGCGTCACCAGAGGATGTTGCTTTTAATCTTGTGCAGCTTATTCCAGGTGCAACTAAAACCGGGTTCACTGCAAATCTTGAACGAGCATTATTTCAAGCTGATGTGATGGGATATGTATATTCGCAAGAGGGGAAGTAGATGCAACCAGTATCATTTCTTGAAGCGATACGTTTTGCTCAGTCACGAAAGATTGTATTGCCTGACGAGTTCTACAAGATGGATTTAAAAACTCGGCAGTTGGCAACGACTGTGAGTTTTTTATCAAGTATTGAGCAGGTCAAGCAGGTTATTGGGTTGGTCAATAAGGCGATTGCAAGCGGAACGACATTTGACCAGTTCAAGAAAGATGTAGCTGAAAAGGGTATTGAGTTAAGTGATCATTATCTCGATCTTGTATTTCGTCAGAATGTGCAGTCAGCTTACAGCGCAGGTCGCTGGCAACAGCAACAACGAAATAAAACCAAACGACCATATCTGATGTATTCGGCAATTAATGACAATCGGGTACGTCCTTCGCATCTAGCATTGGATGGGATTATTCGACATATCGATGATCCATTTTGGTTAAAATATTACCCCCCACATGATTTTCAATGTAGATGCACCACAATTGCATTAACTGAAACGCAAGCACTGAAGCGTGGTGTCACACCTGATGATCAAGTACCAGATATTGGTGAGCCAAAGATTGCTTCCATTCCTCAAATATGGGGGGATTTATCGGAACTGACCCGACAAAAAACTCATGATTCTGGTATTGATACACGATTGTTTGATAATGATCTAAAGTCCGTAGAAGCTGAATGGACTGCCAGTAAGCAATTAACTAGCCTACTTGCTCCTATGAATAAAAACAGTCGAGAGTTATTTGATACGATCGCTGATACCGTTATTCCGTTAGATCCAACAATCAGACCGAGTGCGATTAAAACTTTGATTGATTACGTTCAGGGTAATGATTCAGCCTTAACAGCTTACTTATCTCAGAAGCCAATCAGTTTAGCTGATGATGTTCTTAGACGTTGGCTTATTGCTGATATGGGGGCTATTCATGCAGTCGCAGCAAATACAACTGCAACGGTTTTAGGGTCAAGCACAATTGCTTATGTATCCAAGCTTGAGGTGGGTAAGACAGTCACATTAGATCATCCAATGCTTTTTGCTGAAACTGGCGGCGAAATTGTTCTTCAGATAGAAAATGCAACAGGTTTGGGTATTGATCTAAATGTTCTGAATGCTGGGCAAGGCGTATTGTTCCCAATTGGATTGTCATTTGAAGTTGTGAAAATTGAAACCATCAAGGGACAGTTGATTTATACACTACGTGCTTTAGTTAATTAATTAATTCTAATCAAGAGGCAGCCATATGGCTGCTTTTTTAATGGGTGAAATATGAAAAAGGATTTAGATCCAAAGACGCTACTGTTTTCAGTATCTGGCATAGAAGTTCCTGTGGGTACCGAAGGTAAAAAACGCACATTCCAAGGTACAGCCTATTCTGGTGGACGTGTGACTGATCACTGGTATTGGGGAAGTGATGGGGTTGTTTTTGATTTAGATGGCATCTCAATCCCCAAAGTAACTCCGTTACTAGAAGAGCATGGCGCTAATCGTATTGGAGTTGTTGATCAATTCAACACAACACAAGGAATCCAAGTATCTGGTTATTTTTTGACAAACGATGATGCTCAGAAAATTGTGAAAGATGCTGATGACAAGTTTCCATTTCAGATGTCGTTGTACATAAAGCCGGGATCAGTGGAGGAAGTATCCCAAGGACAAACCGTCACTGTGAATGGCCAAGACTTTAATGGGCCAATTGTGGTTTTTCGTAAGAATCGTATTCGTGAATTCACCATCTGTTCACTCGGAGCAGATGAGAATACGTCTATCGAAGCGTTTACAAGTAAATCAAATCAACCAAACCAAGAGGACACCAACGTGACCGAATTAGAAAAAGCACAGGCTGCTCAAAAACAAGCTGAACAAGAGCGTGATGCAGCTCAGGCAGAACTTAAAAAGTTTCAAGCTGAAAAACGTACAAGCGATATTCAGGCTTTGGAAACTGAATTAAAAGTTCAATTCAGTGCTGAAGATAAAACCGCATATACAAATATGGATGATGCAACTTTTGCATTTACTGCAAAGCAACTGCGTCAGTTTTCAAGCAAGACACCAGAACAGCCCGCTGCGCTGGGACAACAGCAAACTAACATCGTTCCAGCCCACCTACAGCACTTGTTTAGCCATCAAGCTACAGGTGGTCAGGGTGGCACTGGCCAACAGCATCAAGGTTCAGCATTAGACAATGCATTTAATCAATTTGCAGCAGCCCAACAGAAAGGTAATTAATTATGGGTAAAACAATTACAGAAACAATCGAAAGTCGCCAACTGGTGGTTGGTGATGGTGTTCGTACTGAAAATGCGAAGCCGACCGCAGGGGTTGCTTACAAGCGCGGTGATCTTGTGGCAGTCAGTGCTGCGAACGTCGCAACGCATCCAGCCATCACATCAGGTGTGGTTGGAGATTGGCAAGCGATTGTGGTGGGAGACATGACAGCAGAACAATCGACATATCACGCCAACAATGGACTTGAAATGCCCATCTACGTGCAAGGTGCTTACGACTTAGCCGTAGTTACAGTAAATGGCACAAAACTGACTGAAGCTCAATACGATGCAGTGCGTGCGCAAGGCCTTAACAACAAAATTGAATTACGCAAAGTCGTGGGGTAAATATGAGCACTAGCTTTACATTTCAAAATGCACCAGTTGAGTTGTTGGATATTCCTCAACTTGTGCTTTTAACTGACACCACCAAAAAGGTGGATACTTGGCTGATGGATAAGTTTTTCCCTCAACGTGTGTCATACAACAAAAAAGAAGTTCCTGTAGGTGAGCTTAATACTGCAACTCCACTTGCACCATTCGTAATGCCCAATGTTGCTGGTCGACAAATCAATGTGGCAGAATCAGGCAAAGTTGGTTTTGTAAAGCCAGCTTATTTAAAGCCAATGGTAACCGTCATGCCAAGTGATGTCCAAGATACCGCCTTGGTCACTCAATTGCGTCGTTACGGTATTGTGGCGACAGGGTCAAATCGCTTAAGTGACGCTGAACTACTATTAATTGATCAGGCTCAAAAGGCAATTCACCTACGCCAGTCGATCGAGAACCGAAAACTCTTAATCTCTCGCGATGTCTTGTTGTATGGAAAGACCACGTTTGCATCATCTGATTTCCCTTCATATACGGTCGATTACGAGCGTAATGCCGCATGTAATTTTGCTCCATTGGTGAAATGGAATCAGGCCAATGCAACACCTGTGCAAGATATTCAATCAATGATTAATATCTCAGTTGAGCATGCTGGTGTCGCGCCAAACTTGGCGCTCACATCGTCAAAGGTTTTTAATTCATTGATGCAGAACGAAGAGTTTAAAGAAAAATTCATTAAACCTTATGCTTCGATCAGTGTGCCAATCACCCCAACTTTTGATGATCCATCAAAACCGCAGTTCCGTGGCAATATTGATAACATTCAGATTTGGACTTATGACGCAACGCACAACCTAAATGGGGTGTCAGAGCGTTTTATTCCTGAAGACTTCTTTGGTCTGGTTTCTGATGCAAACGGTTGGATTGCTCACTGCGCAATTCAAAACATTGAAGCATTTGGCCAGCCTTTAGAGTTTTTCTTAAGCCAGTGGCAGGAAAAAAATCCTTCTAGCATTCAGATGTTGGGTGAATCTTCACCGCTTGCCGTACCAAACAACAAGAATGGTCTGGTTGGTGGTCGTGGCTTTGTTTAAGGAGGCTTAAATGCCAAAGTACATTGCAAAACAGTCTATTGGTCATTTCCGACCAGGACAGGAAATTGAAGGGCTTGAGTCTAAACAACTTCAAGCCCTTTTGGGTTCTGGTGCTATTGAAGAATTTAAACCACCAGAAGAGTCTCAAATCAAAGCCGATGGAACAGCATCGCAGTTGGCTCAACTTACCGCCGAAATTGCTGATTTGAAGGCTGACAATCAGAAGTTGGTTGATGAAAAAACCAAAGATACCGCCGAAATTGCTGATTTGAAGGCTCAATTAACAAAGCTTGAAGAGCAGTTAAAAGCTGCAACATCAAAGAAACCAACAGCGAAAACGGCAGATGATGCCAAGTAAGGTGTCTTATGTATGCAACTCGACAAGATCTTGAAGCCCGTTTTGGATCTGGTGAAATTGCTAATCTGGAAGCCATGCAGACTTCAGTAAATGCCATTGCTGATGTGCTGCAAGATGCTAATGAGGAAATCGATAGTTATATTGCTGTGAAATACCAATTGCCGTTGCCTAGTGTGCCAAGCACATTAAAGCGCGTGGCATGCAATATAGCTCGTTATCGACTCTACTTTCAGCAACCGACTGAAGAGGTTGAAAACCGTTACAAAGCGGAAATCGATTTTCTTAAACGTGTGGCTGACGGAAAGGCAGTTTTAAATATTCTGGACCAGAGCAATCAGGTCACAGAAGAAAAGCCAATCAATGCACCAGCAACGATGCCCATTGGTACAACCTACAAAGGCGGTGTGTTTGGGGATGCAACTTTAGACATGATGCCTAGCATCAAGTGAGGTGGCGATGGCAGCTCATATCTCAATTAAAGCTGATGGGGAATCTGTTGTAATGCAGGTTCTTCAGCAACTCGCTGATTTCGAAAATCGTAAAAATGAGATGTTTACAGAGATTGGTGGGTATGGTGTTTCTTCAAGCCAAATGCGGTTTGTAAATCAAAGCAATGTTGATGGTAATCCATGGAAACAGTCTTGGAGGGCGCAACTACAAGGCGGTCAAACTCTTCGAGATACAGGTCGTTTAATGAATGGCTTAAATTTCCAGACATTATCTAATGGCGTGGAGTGGGGTTCTGGAGAAGAATATGCTGCAATGATGCATTTCGGTGGCACAATCCTTCCTAAAACTGCTGATTATCTAACTTTCAATGTGGCAGGAAACTGGCGCAAAGTGAAGTCTGTTGAGGTACCACCCCGCACTTACCTTGGCATTGATTCTGAGGATGAGGAAAACATCTTAGACATTATTGGGAGATTCATACTTGTCTAATTTCTTTGCAGTGCGTGACGAGATTGCAGAAAAGCTAAAAGAAATTTCAGCATTGAAGCAGATCTATACGCCGTTGAACTCGGTCAAGGTCACAGAAATGTCGCAGGTCACCCCAGCAGCACATGTCAACTTTCAGCGAATCACTAAGGTTGATAGCTCTGGAAATTCCAAGGTCAACATGTTGGGCATCCGTTGGGCAGTTACAGTAGCTTGTCGAAATGCTCAATCTCAAATGACCAACGGAAATGTTGTGACTGATGAGGCGGGCGAATTGCTTCAGGATGTAATTGAGTTGCTATCAGGTTGGCAGCCATCGTCTAGTGTACGACCGCTCGACTTAATTGAAGTGAGAGAGGGATTTTCCACTGGGTTCGCATACTTAACAGCAATCTTCGAATCTAAAAAATTCATATAGGTAAAAACATGACTAAACAATACATCGCCCGGCAATCAGTCGGGCGTTTTCGTTCTGGTGACATTGTAGGTGGTTTAAGCGATGCACAGATTCAAGAACTTTTGGGGCGTGGTGTGATTGAGGAGTTCAAAGAACCTTCAGAAACGAAACAAACCACCCCGACCAAAACAACCAAAGAGGTAAAGGTAGATGGCTAAAAAATACATGTCATTGCAGGGCACATTTTATCTGTCTGCAATTGTCAATGGGGTAGCTGGTGCTATGCGTCAAATTGGTAACGTGCCTGAGTTTGAGCTTGAAATTGATGCAGATGTTGTTGAGCATCAGGAAAGCATGTCAGGTCAGCGCAGCACAGACTTCACCATGGTTAAAACCACGTCCGTCAACTTTTCTGGACAAATTGAAGAGTTAGACGAAAAAAACTTGGAATATGTGGTATCTGGTGAAAACCATTCAATTGTAAGCACCACCAAGTCAGCAGTATCACTTGGGACTGTGGTGGCTGGCGATGAAATTAAACTTGATGGCTACAATCTTTCTCAAGTTTCATTTACTGACTCAACATCAGGCACACCAGCAACAATTCCAGAAAGCAAATACACTGTGGATGCAAAATTTGGCACTGTAGTCTTTAAAGATATTGCTGGTTTGACTATGCCGATTTTAGCGACCTATACCACTGGTGCAGTGACTCAAACAACCTTGGCAAATGATTTTAATAAAGAATATGAATTGTTCTTTAAAGGCATCAATACAGCCAATGGCGACAATATTGCGGTACGTCTATGGCGCACCAAGAAATCTCCAAAAACCACATTTGCTTTGATTCATGAAGAATTGGGGCAGTATCAGATTGAAGGTCAGGCATTGGCAGATGTATCGAAAGCATCTGATGATATGTTGGGGCTTTACGGTCATATTGTGACGATTCCAGCAACTCCTTAAGCTGTTTAATTGGTGCAGGCAGTTAATGCCTGTGCCTAAATAGGATTTCATCATGAATGATTTTTTTATTGCATCTAATCGCTCATTAAAATTGAATGTAGGTGATTTTGATCTTGATGTTCGTCAAATCACGATGAAAGATTTTGATTTGTGGCTTGTTGCTTCATCAGAAGTTAAAACCAATTTAAACAATTTAGAATTCTATTCAGATGAAATTTTGACAACAATAATTTCTCAATTTGAAGTTCAGTGTTATTCAATGATTAACTTGGTCACTGATTTAGATATTGATTCAGTCATCAAAACAAAAATAAATAATCCAGAAATTTGTATTGAATTGCTAAGAAAAACATTGGAAGCAAATAAGGCTTATTTTTATGAAAAGCCTTTGAAACGCCGTGGCAGATCAGCCAAGCAAGTTGAAAATACTGATTCTTGGTTTGATTCTTTGCAGCTATTGGTATCAGCAGGGCATTCACATGAAAGCATTATGAACATGTCATACGGTGCATATAAGCATTATCTTGATGCTGTTGTTAAGGCTCACAAGCGCAATATAACAACTCAAGCAGGAATTATACGTGTAGCACAACATGCAGCAGCGAGAGAGTTTAAAAAGTATCTGGATGATATTAAATCAGATTAGGTTTGTGTTATTCTCCTCAAAAACAGGGGAATAACATGAAAAAACTTACAGCTTTATTATTAACTTTATGCTCTAGCGTTGTATTCGCTGGAAGCTACACAAACGCTATGAGAACTGGTGGTGGTCAACTGGTTAATGTAGGGGATACTGAAGATTCATTAATTGAAAAGATGGGCAAGGCAAAACCTAAATACTATGTATTGGATGATGGAAAGTTTTACTGCGCAGCCACCGAATATAAATACGATATCGATTTGCAGCAATACACAGTGATCTTATGTCAAGGAAAGGTGGTTAAGATTTTGTGGGAGAATAAGTGATGACTCTCGATAGGCAGCAAACAATTGGGGTGATGGGAGCGTTATTGCTATTTATTGGTGTGTTTATGCCACTTGCTAAGATTCCAATCATGGGAACAATCAATATGTTAGCAAGTGCCAATGGGTATGTGATTATTGGGCTATCCATTGTTTCAATTATTGTTGTTTTTATGCGTCAATTTCGCACCTTAGCTTTGACTGGTGGTATTTCCTTGGCGATACTGCTATTTATGCTGTATCGCTTTGTGAGCCTCTTTCATAACACAAAGAAAGAAATGGCATCTACCTTAAAGGATAATCCTTTTGCAGGCTTGGCGCACACTATTGTAGATTCTGTTCAACTTCAATCAGGTTGGGCTATATTGGTAGTTGCTAGTCTGATACTGATATTCGCGGCATTTTATACAGAAGATGAAATTTTAACTGAGCAGAAAATAAATTTTGAGCCATTAAGAGATTTGGTACCAGATGAAGAAAAGCAGAACATAAAGCCAACACCCGTGATAAGTCGTGAAAACACTCAAAATAAAACAGTAATAGCTCAGGATGCATTCAGCTACTATGCTGAAAGCAATTCGGGTGAAAATGAGTCAGCGCTTAAAGAATGCCCATTTTGTTCTGAGAAAATAAAAATTACTGCTATTAAGTGCCGTTTTTGTGGGAGTGTATTAGAAGAATGAAGTATTTACTGTTATGTTTCACACTAATTAGTGTTCCAGCCATAGCTCAAATCTACCAATGTAAAACTTCTACAGGTCAAGTTTTTCAAGACAAACCTTGTGCTGGTAGTAAAGAGTTAGCCAATAAAGTTAGAAAAGCACAGTCAGAAGAGCAATCAAGAAAAGCTGCTTATGAAAGACAGCAGGCTGAATATGATTCTAGGTTAGAACCTAGAATCGGAATGACTTCAAACCAAGCTGAGCGTTCTAAATGGGGTTATCCTGACACAGTTAATAAGACAACAACTGCTAGAGGGGTACATGAACAGTGGGTATATCGGGGAGCATATAAATCTAAATATCTTTATTTTGAAAATGGCCTACTGACATCAATTCAAGATTAGGATTAACTGTAAATGGACAACAATTTAAGCAGGGTCGCATATAAAAATTGGTTTAATGCTTCATTTACAAATGAGGAAATAATCTTTTTGGGTAGTATTGGGGTTGAGTGTAAGGCAGATCATAATTTCTTTAAATTTGAGATACTTGATATAGCATCCAATATTAAGAATTATAGACTTAAAAAATACCCGAAATTGTATGAGAGGTTTGTTGATAGATATATCCAACTCACACCCGAGTTTCTGCATTCACAAATAGATCGCGAGCTGCTAAAAGAGGATAGTTACTATGCAGCATGGTTTTTTAATAGGCACTGCTTTTTAGAAGTGCAAAAAAAAGCAAAAGAAACAGCATTAACTGATAAAAAATATAAGTTTGACAGAGTGTACGTTTTATGGAGTCCTTGTAATGATACGCACTCCCCTAAGGAGTGTTTGCTGCACAAGAGTGTTATCTACCATGTTCTTGATAACGAGTTTATAGAGCACTCTGTAGACCATTGGATGACTATCAGAAAAGGGTGTAGGTGTACACTAATAACACTTACAGAAGATGAGGTTAAGAATCAAATAGCAGAAAATAAATGTATTTTGTCTTCGAATCTTAAATTTAAATTTACTAATGAATTAAATGAAGCCATGAAAAATAAAAACTTTTAATGGTTATTGAGCTAATCATAAATACAGGTGGTATGTAGAAAATATTCAGCAAGCCATTTTGGTTGAAATTAACATGGGAAGAGTCAAGCCAATCCCTACGCACATCATACTTCACGCGGAAGCCATTTTAAAGTTATGTAAAGGCATACATGGCGAGAGCGCATAAGTCCATGTAAACCAATAAATCCTAAAGGGCGGCATTTGAAATGTCGCCCTTTTTTTACCTAAAATCAGAGAAGACCATGGCAAAAGAACTTGTTTTTAAATTGGTGATGGATGCTGATGTTAAAAGTTTTGTTAATAACACCAGGCAATCTGAAGATGCGGCAAAATCATTCTTTGATCAAATTAAACAGCAGTCAGATAAATTAAAGGCATCGAGTGCTGAAACTGCAAAAGCACTAGATGAATTAATTCCTAAAGCCACAAAAGAACTTGCAGATGGGCTAACTCAGTCATTAACCAAAGCTACACAAATCATTGATGGCGCAGGCGATAAAGCAGGCGAAGCAGCCAACAACTTTAAAGATTTTGGCAATAAAAGCTCCAAAGCCATCGATCAGCTAAACGCCGATCTAATCCAAGCTAAACAGAAGTTAGAGCAGTTTTCTAAAACCAAAGCTACACCTGAAGATATCGCAAATGCACAAGCCAAAGTGGATGCGCTCGAAAAAGAAGTTGAGCAAGCCAATCAAGCTTTTGCTGGATTTAAAAATTCTGTAGATAAAGCAAACACAGCAACTGAAAAAACCTCAGGTGCGGCAGATAAAGCCAAAGCAGGTATAAGTGGATTAAAAACAAGCTATACCGCACTTGTTGGTGCTATGGCTGCAATTGGCGTGGGTTTGGGACTAAAAGAACTCGCTGATACAGCGGATGCATACACAAACCTTTCTACACGCGTTCAGATTGCTACCAAAGATGGCGGTAATTTCCAGCAAGCAATGGCTGGTGTTCATCAGGTTGCATTGGCTACAAATTCAAGTTTAGAAGCCACTGGAACACTATTTACTAAGATCAATGATGTTGGTAAGCAAATGGGGCTTACTCAACAGCAGTCACTTGATCTTACAAAAACCATTAACCAATCTATACAAATCGGTGGGGGTTCGGCTCAAGCGAGTGAAGCTGCTATTACTCAGTTGTCTCAAGCGTTACAGTCTGGTGTGTTACGTGGTGATGAATTTAACTCAATCATGGAGCAAGCACCCGGTTTGGCTAGTGCCTTAGCTAAGGGATTGGGAGTTACCACTGGCGAACTGCGCAATATGGCGGAAGCTGGCGAGCTAACTTCTGAACGAGTCGTCAAAGCAATCCAAAGTCAAGCTGCGGACATCCAAAAGACCTACGACCAATTTCCCGCGACAATTGGTAATGCTTTACAGCGCATTTCAACACAATGGCAAATCTTAATTGGAGAAATGAATCAATCCAGTGGCGCATCTGAAACCGCCGCTAAGGCCCTAATGGCCATTGCTGATAATCTGGGGATTATTAAAGTTTTCTTTGATGATATATCAGAAGGCTGGATGGCTTTTGTTTCGGATATTGAGGGAGGAATTGATTCAGCAACCATTACAGCATTTAAGGATGCAATTTCATCTGCATACGATGCAGTAAAAGAATTGGTTGCTGCTGGGTATCAACTTGGAAAAACAATTGTCTACGAGATAGGAACATCTTTAACTGCTGTTTTGTCTATTTTCTCATCATTTACAGGTGGTGTTACTCAAGCTGGTGAACAAGTTAGCTTTCTAACTCGTATTGGGCAAGGTTTATCAATCACGTTTGGCTTTATTGCTGATGGTTTAACGGCCATTAATATTGCCCTTAAATTATCAACAGCAGCATTTTTCGATATGGCTGGTGCTGCAAATAAAGTATTGGCGGCTGTTACATGGGGAGATGTTAGTAAGCAATTCGCTGCAAACGCTGACTTGATGAAGGAGAAAGCGAAACAATACTACGCTGAGGCTGATAAAAGCGCTCAAGACTTTCAGTCCAAAGGTATGCAACGGCTTAAAGAAGCTTCACAGTCTGAAAGCGAAAGAAATGCCGACTCTGTTGCATCCACAAAGGCTGCAATGGAGCAAATATTCGCAGCCAAGCAAACTGAAGCGACTAATGCAAAAAAACTGGAAGCCGACAAATTAGCCGCCGTGCAGGCCTATGCCGAAGCTGCAATTAAAGCAAATGGCGGTGTCATGGATGGCACCATGCAAGCTGACTTAATTGCCAAAGGTTACATTGTCACCTTGGATAATTCTGGAAAAGTCGCTGTTCAAGCAGGGTTGTCGGCAGAACAAGCAGCTGATAAAGCTGCAAAAAAAGAGGAAGCCTTAAAGGTCGCCAAGGAGAACGTCCAAAAGGCAGATGAAACCTTACTGGAATTTCAAAAGAAAGCTGCTGTTGATCGCGCTGCGCTTGAGATACAAATTGCCCGAGCAAAGCAAACAGGCAATCTAACCGAACTTAAATCAGCACAAGATAAATTAAACGCCATCGATCTAAGGGAGGCGGAACTCTCTAAAGCCAGAAATCTACGTGCAGCAGAATACGACAAAATCAATACCGGGTCGGGTCTGGTTGCAGAGAATGCATATTCGAGAGCATCTGCTGCCGCAAAACTATTTGGTGTTGACTTAGATGCATCGTTGAACAAGGTTTCAAAAAGCTTTACTGAGGGTGGCAATAATCTAAATGACCTAAGCAATAAATTAACTCAGGCTGGTATCACAGGTAAGCAGGCAGGTGATGTTCTCTACCAAGCATGGGAGCAGTGGCTAGCCAAAGCGCAAAGTCAGGCTGAAATCGATGCAGCTAAAGCCAAGATGGTTGAGTTTGAAAAGCAGGGAGTTTTTTCTACAAAACAAGTTGAACTAGGTACCGCTGCTATTAGTCGAGCAATGCAAAAACTGCCTGATGATATTGATCCAGTTGAACAAGCATTTGAGCGTCTTGGTATTAAAACCAAACAGCAACTTCAATTAGCAGCGCAATCCGCATTAGCAGACTTTTCAACAATTCAAGCAAGTGGAAAAGCGACTGCTGATCAATTAAAGGCCGCTTATGAGCGCACAATGCAGGCTGCTGTTGCATCGGGTGATCAGGCTACAATTGCTGCTGCCAAAGCAAAAGCAGCATCACTTGGCTTAAACGTCACTATTGATGATACGGGCAAAGCAACAGTTCAAACCTATGATGAAATGAACCGCGCTGCTGATAAACACGCCAACAAAGTATCTAACGATGTTACACGCGCTTACCGCGAAATGGGTCAGGTTGCACGTGAGGAGGCTAAAGACACGATTACCGCGTGGAATGATGCCATGGCAGCGAAGTCAAAAGCCGATGCTGAAAGCAAAACTCAGCGTATTGGTAAAGATTTCACGACTTATAACTTGTCAGATGTTCAATCAAAACTGACAAGCATGGGGTATGACGAAGCTGAGGCGGCCAAACTCGCTAAATCCATTTTTGCACAAGCAACATCGGTAGATAAGTCAAAAGCTATGGAGGCGCGACAAAGCGGGGGGGTTTACGGTGATTATTATGCAAAAGCATATGAGGACTTAATCAACAAAGGTCAGACTTCAATCTTTGGTACACAAAAAATTGAGGCTTTGCTTGCCAAAGCAATGACTGACACATTAACCGCAAGTGTCAAAAACAAATCGGTTGATGTGAATAAGCTTGCACCGAATGTTGATGTTTCCACACCTACAACCAACATCGAGCAGCCAACTAGTAAAACAGTAAAACTGGAATTTAATATGAATGGCCAGACGGCTGAGGTTTACACTTCTGAAGATAATGCATCATCCGTTGAAAAAATGCTTCGTGAAATGGAAATGCTTAAAAAGGGCATGTAAAACATGAAACTAATCCGAAAATTAACCAATGAAACCGTCACATTAGATGACGGTTTTTTATGGTCTGATGAATTTGAATGGAAAGCGATAGAGCAGTCACAAGACTACGCCGTCAATGGTGCTTTGATTGTTCAGGAAGGTAAAAAGCTCTCAGGCCGACCAATCACTCTAACAGCAGATCAAAACATGGCTTGGCTTAAACGTCATGTCGTGAGCAAGCTGAAAACGTGGTCTGCATTGCAGGGTGAGCAATTCACACTTCAACTTGAATATCCACACGACTATCGACAATTCAATGTGATTTTTAATCATAGTGAAAATGCGATTGAAGCCAAGCCAGTCAAAGATATTCCAACCATTTCTGACGAAGATTACTACAACGTCACTTTAAGATTCACCGAGGTCAACGATGGCGATTGAAACCAATAACCTTGTCATTTATAAATCTGAACGGTTGACCGACACTTCAGACGGTGGCGGCAAGTATTCAGGTCAAGTGGTTGAAGATGGTATTTCTAACAACCTGTTCAATGATGTATCTGAGCTTGACCGCACGATGGGCGATGTATCCATGCGTAAGGTTTTTCCTGGTGTCACCAGTGCTGATACAGATGCGCTGATGGGTGCAACGGTGTTTATCTCTGAGAATCCTGTAGATCCGAATGTGTCAGCGCTACTTTTTAGCACAGGGAGTCACACTGATACACGTAATGCGGCACAGAATCGACTAGAAAACTATCTGGCTAAAGGCGGTGTGGCTACTGGTACGCCTCTGGATACTCATTGGCAGGGTATGAAGCTTTTGCAAGTGGTAATGTTCCCTAAAGAAACTGAAAGCGCGGTAGGCGACACGCTTGTTTTGATCTCAAATGAAGGTAAAGCTAATCAAATCGAACAATATCTACGCATCACCAAAGTTGAAACTCGCATCGCGATTATGGTTATTGATGGCAAAGATGTTGAATATAAGATTGCCACTTACAGTCTAAATGATGCTTTGAAGTCTGACTTTGTGGGCCTTACAGCGCGGCAGTGGTACAACGGATCGGTATCAACTTCAATTGTCCGCGAAACACTTGTGGCTGATACTGGTAAATATTATGCGAGCGTTGGTATTCGCAATAATGTTGCAGTTGCAAGCACAACAATCCAAGCCAAAAGCATTTTTGCTCAGTTGGTACCAGCATCACAGGTTGAAACGCCACTACTCGATTTGAGTATCACGGGTACCGCAACTGCCATGATCGGTGCATCTGGAACAATCACACGACAGATTACAACCACAGTTGGGGCAAACAACAGTACATATATCGGCTCATCAATCTTGCCAAGTTCCGTAAGCTTTACGCTTGACAACAATCAAGTGACAGATAATGCAGGTGAACTAAAAACTGTTTCTGGCAACTCTGTGGGTACCATTAATTATGACACTGGCTTGATTCGATGGGGCGCAGGTTCAGGATCTGGCAGCAAAACGATAAATGTCACTTTTACTCCAATTGCCAAGCGTGACCGGGTTTCAAATAGTGATTCAGTTGAAGTCACTCAAAACAGCCAAAGCTTGAACTTTGTTCGCACGATTTTACCCGTGCCAGCCCGAGGCAGTTTTGTTTTGATCTTCACAGCTCAGGGTAAAACTTACACAGTGACTGACAATGGTTCAGGGGTGATTTCAGGTGCCGTTACTGGGATTGCAACAGGTACGATTGATTATGTAACTGGTACTGTGTTGGTAACATTCTCAGCATTACCTGATGTTGGGTCTGCAATTGTGTGGTATTGGGCTGATGGTGTAGCATCTGAAGACATTACGTCAAAACAAGTCACTCGATTAGCGATTGATTACACACTATCTAAAACACTCGATTTGACGCAGCCGGCAACCATTACTTGGAAAGTGGATAATGTCGATAAATCTGCAACTGTGGCGACAAATGGTTCAATTACTGGTGATGCTACAGGCGCTGTAAATGGCAATAAAATCACATTTAAGCCGGGTATCTTATTTCCATTAAGTAATGTCTTAACTGTTACATACAACCAGTTCACAGGTGGAAATAGTCAAACTGGGCCATACACTTTAAGTGATTTGGGTGAAACAGAAACAATCAACGGAGAAAGCTTTAAGCGCTACGGTTTTGGGATTGGTGCCAATTCTGGCGTGAATACTTTGAAATTTACTCTTGTGATGTCATCCACCAAAGCAGGGCTTGAGTACAGCTACAGCACAAGTGAAGCGATTCTTGCCAATAATGTTTTTAATTTCCAGTCGTACGGTAGCGATATTTACCTGATGATTGAAAACAAACAAGTTCGCAAAGTGGGTTCAATTAATTTCACGACCGGTGAAGTTGTATTTACTGCTTACGCTGTTCGTGATGCATATCAGCGAGTTGTCAAAACCAGTGGTGGCTATTACAACATCCAAACCACCAGTGTTGAGCGTGTTTCCATGCCGTTTACAATCACTGATGCAGCGCAATCAGTGCAGTGCACACTTGGCAAAGAAGCGACTTCTGTTTCTGCGAGCGAACAACCAGTTCGTAGCACAGGTTTTTATATTGATGTAGTCAAAAATGCTGGCATGGTTATAGCACCCGAAAGTGTATTTTTCCAAATCGCAGGCAAGAATTACTATCTTTCTGGCACAAGTGTTTATACAGGTTTTAATTCAAATACTGGCACAGGTACTACCGTTGGGAATTACAACCCAAGTTCTGGGCGATTAGATTTATCAACTTTTAGTGATACAGGGAACAATACTGTTGGTTGGCAATCAATTATTCAAGTCGCTGACAATATGCCAGTGGCCAGTGCAGTGTTTAAAATTCCAATTGCACCAGTGCGGCCGCTTTCATTTCAGTTGCTCGTGGGTACGCCAGTCACGATTAATGTCACTGCTGACGAGTCTGGAAATATTAATCATGAACGAGTCAAAGGCACAGTGGATTATCAAACGGGCGTGGTTCGATTAAGTTTTTATACAATCAATCAAAATGTCACGATTTCTGATCTGAATGCAATGAAAGCTTTGCGGCCTTGGCTCAATGAAGATTTCTACACATTGAATGTTGATGGTTCGGGTACATACATCGTAAATATGCCGTATTGGTATTCTGCTGATGATATACGCTACAACGCCGTGGGTTATAGCTATATTCCGCTTGATGCTGAAATCTTAGGCTTGTCTGCGACACGTTTGCCGCTTGACGGTCGTGTGCCAATTTTTCGAGTCGGCGATATCGGCATTATTTCAAGCAGCAAATCACAAACGCTTGATAGTGCTGTTGCGGGTTCGATTCATCAACTCGATGATGCGCGAATCTCTTACTGTGAACTCGAAGATCAGAACGGTATTAAGGTCTCATATGATCAGTATGTTGTTGATTATGATTATGGAAAAGTGACTTTGAGTGGAGATTTTGCGGTTGGCTCGCTTGTCACTCCGTTAATTGCTAAATATCGATATCAAGATATGGGGCTGATCAATGATGTTCAAATTGACGGGCGCATCACTTTTACTAAACCCGTTACGCACAACTATGATGCCGAAACATCAGTAGTCGGATCCGCCTTGGTTATTGGTGATATGCAAAGCCGCTATACATCTAAATTTGTACAAGGCACTTGGGGTAATGTTTGGGATGATGTGCCAAGCGGTGGAACTATCTCGGCTAACTATAACGATGCTTTATATCCATTCAAGATAACCAACAAAGGCGCAATTCAAGAACGCTGGGCCATTGTCTTTACTGATGTAACTACGTTCCGCTGCATAGGCGAGGTTTCTGGTCAAATTGCTACAGGTGCTATTAATACAGACTTTGCGCCGATCAACCCTACTACTGGTCTGCCGTATTTCACCATCAAAAAAGAGGGTTGGGGTAGCGGTTGGGCTAATGGCAATGTACTTCGATTTAATACCATTGCATGCATGTTTCCGGTCTGGTGTATTCGCTGCGTGAAGCAATCTGAACCAACCGTTTTATCAGATCAATTTCAAATCATGCTTCGCGGCGATATTGACCGTGTAATTTAACATTTTAGATTAACCAAAGACTGCGAAAGCGGTCTTTTTTTGTGAGCATAAAAATATGTCTGGTTTAGTTAAACACTTTCAAAATTATATGAAAAATATCCCCCAATTGAGCAACAACTGGGGAAGCATGATTAATTTACTTGATAAGGTTTTGGTTGAGGGCTTTAATTTTGTTCCCATTATCTCAGTTGTGAAATCTAGTTCAGACGCTATTACTGCAACGATCAGCTTAGGTTCTGGTCATGGCTTTATTGATCGACAGGTGGTGAGAATTGCTGGCTCAACAAACGGATGGGATGGGGATTATAAGGTCTTATCAGCGAATACGGATTCTGTGGTAGTTGAATGTGCGGCGACAAACCCAATAGCAATCAATGGTGCTGCTTCGTGTTCAACTGCACCGCTTGATTTTGAGATTGTTTTCCGCACCCCCGTGGGTAGCACAGAACCTAAAAGGGCGTATCGTTCAAAAGATCCCGAATCACTTGGACTCATCTTACTTGTTCATGATTTTTGTGTGAGTGGTGCGGCCGCATCGGGTGCAAAATTTGCAAAGGTTGGTGTGGTTTCTAGTATGAGTGATATTGATACGATTACTGGAACGCAAATGCCCTATGACTCAAGCAATCCTAATGCTAATTGGGGTTGGGACGGGACGTATCATGGATGGGCGAAATGGTATTATCGCACAAGATCAAACTCAAGCAATAATGATTACGGATCTAACTCTGACTCTGCCATGGCTGGAAACTCAGTTTTTAATATCGTAGGAAATTCAAAAAGTTTTGCAATTGACTTAGTTCATTCAAATTATAATGCGTTTGCAGTTTATGCTTACTTTGAGTTTTATGACAATAAGATCAAGGGAAACAATCTTGCGATATTGGCATCGGGAATACAGACCAAAGTACCTCAAAATTATCAGTATTTTTATCACTGGGCTATGGGTGGATACCATCTATGTAATGAAGACACGAACGAAAGTGTGAGCGGTGCAGGTTTAAAACTGAATGGAACGATGTGGTTTAATGAAAATGCAATAGCTTTACCACAAAAAATGGGGAGAAACTTAACATTCGGCTCTCTAAATCAATCTAATCCGTTTGGTCTAATAAACTTAAAGATTGTAGCCTCTTTGCCTATTTTTGACTCGAACAATGAGCCTAGAGGCATTATACCCTTTGTTAAGATTACTGCAAACCAAAATGTCGAGGTGACTGTTTCAGAAATTGGAAAATACGTGAACAGATATGGGGTGGGATCTTCTGAAAAATTTGTGAAATATGCGTTGTTAATGGAGATGAGATGATGGTTAACTGCGATGTAAATCTCTTACTTTTGACTCAGTTAAAGCAAACAGTGGTTTCGGGAAAAACAATGGAACTAGGCAAGCCTGTCTCGCGATCCATTCGGGCTTATAGTCGATTGAATGGGGCGCTAATAAAAACCACACAAAGCAATGAAAACGGTGAATATAAGATTTATTTGCCGCATGATGTTGCATACACCATGGTGTCAATCGACCCAAACAAAAAATTCAATGCCGTCATTCAAGATAACGTGGTGCCAAAATGATCTATCCCTCATTAAGCGCAGGCTTGGCGCAACTTCAAGCACTAGCATCATTCATTGATAAGGGTAGCAATAGCGCTACCTTTATTTTTTATGACAATAATAAACCAGCCAACACAAATACAGCTGCCGATAATGCGGCAAAGTTGGTAACGCTCAATTTGCCAGATCCATGCATCAAGTCTGTTGAGGCAGATCATATTGAACTATATCCATCAGATTCGGGCACGGTCATCAAAACAGGTACTGCAAAATGGGCGCGTTTATTTAATGGTGAGGGCGGTGTGGTGGCAGATTTTGCAGTCGGCACCGACATCACCCTTGCGAACACTAATCTTGTTGTGGGTGGAACGCTAAACATTACATCGATTAAGTTATATCCAAATTTAGGGTCATAACGGAGTGAGTATGTGGACTTTAAAAACAAGCAAGGCACGGTCGATGCTCGCAATGTCAATTTAGACTTTAAGGCTGATAACACTAATTCACACAACATCATTCTGAATTTTGAACATTTGAGCGATGGTTCAACCAATCTCAATTTTGGTGATGATGTTAGTGCAGAGATTGCCTGTGAAGTTGCTTTATCGTTTCACTCTGAAATTCAAGCACTTTATACAGACAGCACGACAAACTTAGCGATTGTTGATAGTAGCGTTTACGTCGGTTTTGTTTCCGAAATAACTGCTGTATTTAGCAATAATACAATCAGTGTTGTTATCGATAATGGTTTTTCGGCTCAGATCGAGGCTCGATATCTTGAGCATGCTGCTATTAATGCAGGTATTGTGGTTTCATTTCAAGCTGAAATTGAAGCAGTCTTTGTCGAAAATTTATGCACAATTGATGCTGTTGTTGATACTTCTGTACTCTCAATTTTAACTGCTATCTTTGATCTAAATTTCATTCGGGGCATGTTTTACGGTATTGATGCTCGATATGAAAAAGCAATCACTGCTTTACATGATGTTGTAGCACGCAGTAATCAAGCTGTCATGCTCTCAAATCAATTCGCTATTGCGCAAGAACAAGGCTTAACCATTTCCAATTTTGCTAACACGAGATTTGAGAAAGCTAAGCCAATAGTGCGAGCAATCAAAGCCATCTTTGAGGAAACCACACAATTACAGCAAAGCTATTACATCAAGTGGCAAGATGATGAACGCCTTTTTATTGGTAAAAATATTGTCTTCGAAAATGGTTTAAATCTACCACATTTGCGCAAAACGAAATGGCAAGAAATGATCCGTAAGCGTAAGCAAATTACTTACAACTATGAAGTCGCTCATGTCTTTGAAAAGCACTTTAAGTTTGGGTGGGATAAAGGCTTAGAACTTCGCTTAAAGTCTGATATTCCCTGGGAAGATGGTCGAGCGATTTATTATCGTAAACACCCAGTTGAACCATGGCCAGAGCCTGAAATCCCAGAATATATCGGTTCGACAGATTTAAACTTTTTTTGCTTATGCTCAGATGTAGACGCACACAACGTTATTTTAAATTTTGGTGTCGATGATTGCATCCCAAGCACTCCCAACCAAAAATGGTGGCATATCGTGAATGAAATTGAAGTCACACGTCTGGATAACGGGCAAATTATCAATGTACGAAATGGCAACTATCGTACTGATCGACAGTCTTGGTGTTGGTCATACAGTCTAATTGTTCCAGTTTTTGAATTGTCAAAACTTGATCCGATTGATAACAAGCCAGTCATTTTAAAAATTGTGGTCAATGGTTTTGAACATTTGATGCTTTTGGAAAATCGGACTCGTTCACGCCAGTTTGCCAAAGAAACTTACACATTAACTGGTCGCAGCCCATCAGCTTTGCTTGATTCGCCATCTTCGCCGCCACGCGCATTTCTACAAGAGAATGAGCGAACATCGGTGCAACTAGCTCAAGCCGAGATTGATCGTTCCGCTTATCCCGACCTTAGTCTGAATTGGGAATTGATCGATGCGCTTGGCTGGATAGTTCCAACTGAAAGCTTTAGCTATTCAGGACTCACACCCATCAAAGCCATTCAAGAGATTGCAGCCGCTGGTGGTGGCTTTGTTTATAGTGAAGCAGATAATCAGACCATTACGATCAAGCCATTATATAAAAAGACATTCTGGAACCCGCTTCAAGAAAGTGATTATGACATTCTATTGCCTGAGTCTATCGTGCTGGAACAATCGACTGATTATGAAACCTATCCAGATTACAACGGAGTTAGCTTAACGAATGACAAGACAGGGCAAACAGGTATTGTAAAGCGCACTGGGACCAGTGGTGATGTACTTGTTGAGACTGTGAATAATAACCTGTTCACATCAGCTTCAGTCATGGGGAGTTTTGGTAAAGCAGCACTAGCCAAGGCTGCACTTGTTGAAACACATACTCTTAACATGCCATTAACCACAAAAGTTGGACAATGCAAGCCCGCCGATGTGTTGGCTTTTAATGCGGAGTGGTGGGGCATTGTGGATGCTGTTAGTGTTTCATTTACTTACAGTAAAGTCAGTCAATCAGTCACAGTGGAGCGTGTACAGCATGAGTAATGTATTTCAACGCTTTTTAGACTTAATTCCAAAGCAGTCTGAATTTGTTGGCACAATCAAAAGCGAAGATCACCCCAACTACAAAGTCTTAGTTGTTGATGGATCTGGCTTAGTGGCTTGTACGTCTGTCACTAAGTTTAATATTGGTAGTCGAGTATTTGTCCAAGGCCAGCAAATCACAAGGGCTGCGCCATCAGGGGAAGTTATACAGATTGAAGTCTAATCGTTTTAAATCACACAGCACCTTCGGGTGCTTTTTTATTGCCAAAAAAATCGGGGGAAGTTCGTGGACAAAGAATCATTGAAAGAAATCATCACTGGATTAATTACATACGGTTGGATTATTGCGCTATCAATGCTTGGAGGCTTGGTTGCTTTTATTCGCAGACTAAATCAGTCAAAAGAACCCAAACCGTTAAATGAGATATTTATGCGACTTTTCGGTGAGTTAATCATCTCTGCATTTGCGGGAATCATCACAGTTCTACTGTGCATCTACTGGAATATGCCACTGGTATTGATTGGTGTATTGGCGGGGATTGCGGGACATTTGGGTGGAAAGGCAATTGATACTTTTGTATTGATTTGGAAATCAATAATTAGCGGAGGGAAAATGCCATGAAAATGACAGCAGGTGGCTTCTCAATTCTGCGACAAAAGTTTGGCTCATTATCGCAATCACAAGTGGATGGGATCAATCACATCGTGACTGCCATTGATCAAGATAAATCAATCTCGTACCCGCAAGCAGCATACATGTTAGCCACGACATGGCATGAAACCAATCGCACAATGCAGCCAATAACAGAATACGGGAAAGTCAAATATTTCGATAAGTACGATGTTGGTAAGCTGGCTGTAAGGCTTGGTAATACCGATTTGGCGGACGGTGATGGGTTTAAATATCGAGGACGTGGGTTTGTTCAAATTACAGGACTTGATAATTATCAACGCTTCTCAACGCTGCTTAATATTGATCTTATAAATAATCCAGACTTAGCACTCGATCCAAATATTGCCGCCAAAATCATGATTATTGGCATGAAAAATGGCATGTTCACTGGGAAAAAACTATCTGACTATATCTATCAATCTAAAAAAGATTATATCAGTGCGCGTCGAATCATCAACGGAACTGATAAAGCACTATTGATTGCGGGCTATGCAGATACTTTTGAAAAAGCATTAAGGAGTTGGTGATGGCATATCTCTACTTAGCAACAAAATACTGGCGAGAATGCATCATTGTAGCTCTCGCTTTTTTATTGCTCATCTGTTTGTTTATTCAAAACCATCAAGCTGCTGAAATCAAAGATCAGAAGCAACTACATGCTGACTATGTTGCAGCTCAAGAACTTGCTATTGCTAAAGCCAAAGCTGATGCGACAATTCAAGAAAAAGTCTGGTCAGAAAAAATCACCAAAGCGGAGCAAAACTATAATGCCAAAATTAAACAAATACAGTCTGATGCTACTGCTGCTCAGTCCAGTGCTAACAGCTTGTCAAAGCAACTCAATGAAGCCAACAAACGTTTGTCCACAGCTTCCCGCGAAACCAGTAACGAATACTGTGCAACGCTCGGAAACGTATTCGAGCGAAGCATCGAAGAATATACAAAAATGGCAAGATATGCTGATGAACACAGAGTTAATGAAGAAAAATTGAGTGAAGCATGGCCCTCAGATTGAGGGCTATTTTTTTGCAATTCGATCAGAATATTTGCTCATAATTTCGTACATATCGATTTCGTATAAATCTCCCAATGCTTTTAGTATTGTATCGACTTTCACTCGGCTATCTTTGCCGACTAACATGTACTCATTATTCAAATCAAACTCAACAGAGCGGAGCGTTTTACGCTCTTTGGTTTTCGGGATTTTTGGTACTTTGCTCTTCGCTTTTAAATATAAATACTGCTGATCTGGATTGCGAAACCCATTCTCTCCACCAAAAACTTGATAAATTTCACGGGGCTTTGCTTTAGTTAAATCAAGTACGCGCTCAATTTTTTCATTCTTTTCACCAAGATCAACAAATGCAACTTGTTTCGTTTCAGCGATCCAGTTTTGTTGTTCGATGGGCACATTAGCTAAAGCAGCAAGTAGGGTTTTATTTCCTGCAAATTCAATCACTAAATCTGGATTTAGCTTATTTGTTGCAATCAATGGAACGTATTCAAACAAACCACTTTTTAAACCAGATAGATCCACACCCATTTTATTAAGTTGCGACCAAATCATTGACATGTAAACGAGATATTGACTCGTGACTTTAAGTGTACGTGACAATTCATGTTTTAATTCTTCTATTGATGCTTGTTCAATTTGATGCTTAGTGAGCATCTTTGTTAATTCATTCATCGTTATTCACCAATTTAGATAAGTCTTTTTGAAGTTCAGCCAAACGTTTTTCTGCTTTAAGTTTGCGAAGATATTCCGCTTCTTTTTCAAGTAAAGCTTGATATTGTTCAGGCTCTTCAATCTTTAAACGTTCACGTTCAGCACTTCTTTTTTCGCGTCTTTTTGCTTCCAATTGCGCAATAATTTCTGGATTTTCATCACGATATTTACGCATTCGCCTATTTTCTTGATCTCGATTAGTACGCTTGTATTTTTTCCAACTTTTGCGCAGGCTTTCTCGATAATTCGGCATCTGATTCCTTTCCCTTTGAGCTGCTTGATGAGCAGCCAGTTTTTCAGGATCAGATTTAATACGCGCATATTGTCTAGCAGATTGCTCTTTAGCATAGTCGGGATTCTTTGCCATTTTCTCGGCATGTTGTCTATTCCAAACTAAGCGTTGGTAAAGTACTGCACATTCATCAGTACATGTCAATTTGCGACCACGCACTGATTTATTAACTATCTTTCCGCAATAAGCACAAAATATAATCTTGCAAGATGGGCCGTTAATGTAATTGCTTATGCTCATACCCACCTTTCAGCCAATTCCATATCCCAAAATCACTTGGAATTTCTGCGCTATCATCAAGTTTTGTGATTTTGCCAATCAAAATTAAGTGAGAAATAACAGCTTGATAGATACGCCAATAAGTCACATGAGGGCATTCAGTCGTCATCTGGAATGATTCAAAACTATAAAAAAACGGCAAAACAGGTTTAACAGTAGAGGGTTTTGTCTGATCATTTTCATTATGAACAGTTGCCTTTTCAACATCAGCAAGCATTTTGTCTAAGACAAGCGTGTAATGAGAAGCCATTAAAAAAAACTTCATTTCAACATCTTGCTTTACAGCAACACTACCATCCTGTAAATAATTAAAATTACGCTTCTGCATTCCAGAAATTTCAGCGCCTTCTTGAGCAGTCAAGCCAAGCCCGATGACGTGGGCTTTTAATTCTAAGTTATTCATTTTGATTTCCTTAAAAACACGATAGCCCCCGATTGAGGGCTAGTTAGTCTTAAAATTCCCAATTACTTAAATTAATGTTGCGCCCATTTTCTTTGCAATGTTTTGTTGCAACGGTTTTGGCTTTTTTCCAGTGACCGCTTACCGATGTAGAGTAGTCATGTACCCACGTATTATCACGAAGCTCATATACAGAGAAGGTGGTTGCTGGTTTGCCATTTAAATATACGTTTTGGATATTTTCGATTTTTAACATTTTCTATCTCCAGTCGCTCAAAAGCGATTTAAGTATTTCAAAAGAGACTATCTCGTCTTGATGTGGTTATTATTGCTCGATCGAGCAATTATGTCAATAGGGGTTTTAAATTATTTTCCTACGTTTTAAAAATTTTTTTTCAAAACTTTTCTTGGACAATCTAAACATCTTCTAATTCACTTTCAAAAGCCCATCCCACGTAAATGGATTCTGACTTAATTTATCTCGTGACATCGACCAATTTCGGTTCGGTAAATAACAAGAGCCAATGCCTATTTTTCTTTTTCCAAATTTATCACCAACACTTTCAAGCACTTGCATCAATTTTTCTTTTTTGTCGATTACCTCCATGTCTGTCAATAAATCATATGTATGTCCAGATTTAGGTTCAATGCATGTCAATATCACGCCGCACTTCTTATATTTAATACCAGCTTTATACACATGACAAATCATAGCTGTAGCAGCTTTAACAAAATCCATCGCTGAATCTGTGGCTTCTGGAAAAGCATAAGATGCAGATTTGTTATAAAAAGGCACACTATCATCGTGCGGATTTGATTGAACAAAAACGATAATACAACCACACAGTGACTCATCATTTCTTAACCTGCGGCAAGCATCTTGAGCGTGTAAGCACATCGCTTCTTTTAAGTCATCGAGTTCAGTTACGCGACATCCAAATGAGCGTGAAGAAATAATCTGTTTTTTTGACTCTGGACTATGCTCAATTTCTATGCATGACACGCCCTGTAGTTCAGATACAGTTCGGGCCATAACTATGGAAAATAGCTTCTTCATTTCTTGAGGGCTACTACGGGATAGGTCTTGAACTGTATTAATTCCCATTTCTTTTAATTTTTTAGTATGTTTGCGACCCACACCCCAGATTTCATTTACATCAATAATAGAAAAAAAATGGTCTTGATGCCTTTTATCCATTTCTACTAAATTACATACACCACCAAACCTTTTGCCTTTCTTGGCCATGTGATTGGCAATTTTCGCCTGGGTCTTACTTCTCCCAATTCCAACACACACGGGCAATCCGATCCATTTTTGAATACGATCACGCATCTGATGTGCATAATCAGTTAAATCAAATAATTGTTCATACGCTGTCAGATCAAGAAAACACTCATCAATCGAATAAATTTCTTGCTCTGCTTCAGTGACATATTCCAGAAGTATCTTATGAAATCTACGAGACATTTCTTCATACAGTGAGTAATTGCTCGACAACACTTGTACATTGTATTTTTTGACAACATCTCGAATCTGATACAGCGGCACACCCATTTTTATACCGATGTCTTTCGCTTCTTGGCTTCGTGCTACAGCGCAGCCGTCATTGTTGGATAACACGATGACTGGTTTATTGTTCAAATTTGGATTGAACATGCGTTCGCATGAGACGTAGCAGTTATTTACGTCAATCAATGCAAAAATCTTATTGTTCTGTTTCATTTGAATTTCTTCAAAAGGCGAGTGACTACACCCCAGATAATAAGTTCTTGGCCATCCTTGAAATGAATGTCATCATAATCAGGATTCTCAGCTTGCAACCATCGTTCACTATCATTAATCATCAATCGCTTTACAGTAAAGTCGTTATCAACTAGCGCAATAACAATGTCTCTGTGTTTTGCTTCAAGACTACGATCGACAATCAACTCATCACCCACATCCATACCGAGATTAATCATAGATAAAGAATTTACTTTAACGATGAATGTAGCGGTTTCATTCTTAATAAGATGTTGATTCAGGTCGAGTTTGTTTTCAACATAATCTTGCGCAGGTGAGGGGAATCCTGCTTGCACTCGTTCAGTTGCAAGCGGTATTTCAACATATGTGGTCGGGTCAACTTGTCGAATATCTGAAATTTCATTTTCGTTTGATTTCTTTTTAAGATATTCTTTAATTTCTACGATCCGTGATTCTGGCACACGAATAACTTTAGTAGGTTCGTTGTATTCTAGCTTTCTGCCTGCGCCCTCACGCCTGCCGCCATGCTTTGTTTGATCATTCATTTCTCATCTCGATAAAGTTACGTTATCAAAATAATAGATCATGTAATGAATGAATTTAAAATCGATAATTCTGATATAAAGCTAACGTGGCATATGTCGCGTTGTAAACTCATTGATATTCATATCAAAAAAGAAATTGTGCGCTTCACCATTTTTACAGTTCAACCAATCTTCACGATATTGATCTGGAATCACAATAATTGATCGCTTTTCATCTTCAGGCTTATGGAATTGTTTCATGAAAGAATGGTTATCAGCATTGATTGTCAACATCGACATTGATCTTACTTGCTTGCCGTTGATCAAAGCATTTTCATAAATAGCGGCAACAGTAAAAGGCTGTTTATCTTCTCTAAAGATTCCCCATCTTTCAGCTTTATCATTGATATATTTAGGCTCAAAAATACTCTGCACTGGAATTAAAGCAAACTGACTTTTTGCCCACGCATTTCTAAACGATGGTTTCTCATGAACTGTTTCGGTTCGAGCGTTGTAGGTGCTACGACAGATCTTTAAATCTTTTGCCCATTTCGGAACTAAACCGAATTTCACTTCACGCCATTCAATTGCATCGCCAGTGCTGAAGATGAGAGGGCAGTCATAACCGGGGTAAATATCACTTTTATATTCAAAAGTCGGCTCAAGTAAGCCCAGTTGTATGGCTTGAGCACGTTTTATAGGTTCGTAGTTTGCGCACATCTCATTGGCTCCAGCTATCAACCATATCAGCCCAGTCTTGCATCATTATCCGCCTATCATTTAACCATTTCGCATGATCATATGTGGCCTTTACTTTGTCACCTTTAGCGTGTGCGAGCTGCAACTCAATCCAGTTTGAATTGTAGTTTGCTTCGTTTAAGTCTGTTGAGGCAGTAGCTCTAAAGTCATGCATAGTAATATGTGATAATCCCATATTTCTGAATGCTTGGTTCATTGTTCCTGCGCCAATCATTGTATTATTGTTGACGCCAGGGAAAATATACGGGCTTTCTGGATATGCAGCAAATTGTGCCTTTATGATTGTTAATACTTGATCCGAAAGTGGCACAATATGAATCCTGTTTTTCTTCATATTTCGCTTGCCTGCAAGAACTTCATTTTTTGATGCGATAGGGATAGTCCAAGTGCGCGCTTCGAAATCAATATACTCTTTAAGACCCCTGCGAACCTCAATAGTGCGTAACATAGTATAGATTAATGCCTTTAATGCATTTCTAGTGCTGATAGATCCAGAATAATTATCAATGCGCGACATTATTAGTTTTTTATCTTTAGAATTGATTGGTTGAGCATTTTCTACTTCTGGTTTATGAATATAGCCGCGTAACGCATAAGTGGGATCATTTGATAGCCGATCTGAAATAATTGCGTATTGCATGACTTCCGCTATGATTTGCCTTATTGCAATTGCCTTATTCTCACCAGTGCCTTTTCCAGTTTTTAATACGCGCTTAACAGCATTATCCATGATATTTTTTATATCTACCGATGTCACATCTTTAATCGGTTTATCACCTATCATCGGGAAGATATCAACTTCATATGCAAGATTTCGAACATAAAGCCAAGTTTTAGATTTAAAATTCTTTTTGTGTTCGCAAAATTCATAAGCAATTGCCCGGAAAGTTTCAGCTCGGGATTGTATAGCCTCCAATCTCTCATTTTTCAGGGAAGTTATTGGGTCAATATTTTTTGCAAGCTGCTCGCGATACTCAATAGTTTTTGTTCTAGCATACGAAAGACTTATTTCTGGATACTGACCGATCGTAAGCATTTGCGGTTTATTGAAAAAGCGATAGCGAAATCTCCAAAACTTCTTACCAGTGGGTCGAACCTCAATGCATAAACCAGAGTGATCAGCAACTCTGTATACTTTTTCCTTTGCTTTTAATTGCTTGATTTTTAAGTCGTTTAACATGATGTGAGTAACAACCAT